CCAACATAGAAGTCACCATCAGCATTCATTCCAGTGAATACGACAATACCACCACTCTGCTTTGTTGCTTGTGATAAAAGTTCTTCTTGAGCAGTAACAGTACGATCTTGTCTTTCTGGGAATGCCGTTGAATAGTTACCAGGACCAAAACCAAGGTACTCAAAGGTATGACCTGATGCGCGAATTAATGAATTACGACGAAGTTCAATTGGAATTGGTTTAATTCTACGAACAACTTCTCCAGAATTATGAGATGTTCTACGAGTTCCAAACAGACCTCTGAATACTGAAACATTTGAAGAAGTTACTGTTGTCTTAATTCTGACAATTTCTTCATCTAATAGTAAGTAATCGCCAATATTAAGATCAAGAGAAGTTGCGTTTAGAATACCAAGAGTCGCTGAGTTTGGATCACTGACTGTGGAAGCTAGTGTTGTTGTAATACCAGCATATTGTGTGATTTGTCTTCCACCAAGATTTTCATTAACTCTAGTGATATTACCACCACTTGCAACAAATCCACTTTGATATACAAATTTATTTCCAGTTGTTGCTGGAACATCTGTTCTCACACCAGGATTAATTACAAAGGAGGTATTACTTACAACTCTCTTAACAACAAAATCTCCATTGTAGAAACTATTTTCTGCTCCACCAAGATGAACCTTATTATCAACATTCAAACCATGATTCTGTAAGGTGGTAACTGTTGCAAGACCTACAACATTATTATAAACCAAGGAAGAAATATTGAGAGTTTGTCCTGTTAGAATTGCATTAGAGAATGCAGTAACAGTTAATCCAAGACCAGTTGTAACAGCTGGACTAATTGTAGATGCCGATGCAACACTAACTGTCTTACTACTCGAAATTCCAGTGATACGATAATAGTTATTGTACGCATCAAAAGTTTCAGGTACAATACCACTAACGAGTAAAGTATCACCAACATTATTATAAATTCCAGTAACACTTACGATACCAACAGAGAATCCAGTAGTAGTTGCAATACCAACAACATTGAGTTGATCTCCAACAGAATACGCACTACCACCGTCCATTATTTTAACTGCGGTAATAGTACCAGCAGCACTTACACTAACTCTTGCAGTTGCATTGAATCCATTTGTAGCACCAGAAGCATTAATTAACTGTGCGTTGAAATAATTCTTAGCAGATGCAGTACCATCACCATATCCTGCACCTTGATTTACAAGAGAAAGTGAGATAATACGATTCAGTCCATGATCTTGTTTAGTATTAAAGGTGTGTGTAGTTCCAGCAGCACCAGAAATAATGTTTGTAAGTGCAACACCAACATTGAAATCAATTAATCCTTTTCCTAGACTTTCTTTTGTGATGCTGTTCTGAGGTTTGTTAATTACAACCTGACCGATTGGATCTGGAAGTGCAAAAGAAACAGATGCCTTTGGATCAGATACTGGAGTATCGCGGTTTGTCTGAGGATATAGATTTTGTATTGGTTGAGCGAACTCTAAATCATTAAATGGGACAACAGAAGGTGAATTGGAAGCATTAGCAACAAGTAGATGATAAACACCATCTTGTTCTCCTGGAATATAACTCTGAACTTCTTGAGAACGATAGATGTAATAGTTGTTTAGGAATTTCTTTCTTCTTAAATAAGGAAGATTAGTTGTTCTTACAGAAGTGTCGTTCGTAAATGTTCCTGGATTTGATGCAATAGTAACAGTAAACTTTTTACTATTAACTACAGAAACTACAGTAAATGTTCCATTATATCCTTGATCTACAGTTCCTGAAGTATTATTTGTACTAGTTACATTTAAAATTTCAACTTCAGATCCAGCATTCAAATTATGAGGAAGTTCAGTTGTAATTGTAGCTACAGTAGAATTCCATGTAGCACCGGCAATAATCTTTTGGTTTCTAAGTTCTGTTGAGTTAGAAAGTGTAACAGTTGATGGATTAAACTGATAAGCAACTTCTGTAGAAGTAGATCCTATAGATGTATTTGACTCTTGAAGAACATAACCATCAAGAGGTGGTCTTGCTACAATTGTTGAGTCTGAAGGAATTACATAACGAAGTCTGTAAACAGTGTCAATAATATTACGAGTATCAGGTTTTCTCTTGATATAAGTTCTTGGCGTTGCATCTCCTAGACCAGATACTCCTAAAGTTCCAAGCGCACTATAAATTGTATTTGCAGTTGCTGCGGTTGCAACATTTACATACCACTGACCTTGTGCGGAATCATATTGAATTGGATGTCCGATATCACCAGAACTCTTATCTGAGACACGACTTACAATACTGAGAAGTCCGCCTTTATTATTGATTGTAATTGGATTATCTGCAATAGCATCGTTTAGTGTTTGTGCGATCTTAATTTGATATGCATTAATTGATGCAACAGTATTTGTGATAGCATAATAAACCTGATTTGGCTGAACTCCATCAGGAAGTTGTCCTGTGTTTGAAATAACACGAACACTCTCACCGTTAATCAAGTTGTGATTTGAGGTAAGAGTCATAACATTACTCGTAATGCTATTAATACCTGCAGAACTTCTACCGACTGTTAGTTTTTTCTCTGAAATAACATCCAGAGTATTAGGCATTACAATATTTGCAGAATACTCCGTTGCAGTTCCACTATCAGTAATCAATACATTAATTGTTTCATCAACTTTTGCGCCAATTCGGTATCCTTCAATAACACCTTCTGGAAATACAGCAGCGTTAGTCTGATTATACAGATACAAGTGAGATGAGATTCCGACAGAAGTTGTAACACCGACATCAATAGATGTAAATTCAACTGTAGTTTCTTCAGACTCTAGAACCTTAGGAGGAATAACGTGAGTGATATATCCTACATCATCTCTTGGAAATGCATTATCTCTAAATCCTGGTGCAACTAATGCCTTTGCGCCAAAGTTAGAGTTTGAGTTGTTGATTGATTGATCGCCACCAGACTCAACCAAGAAGTGATTTGCATAACCGATAGCAAATACAGAAACTAACTGAAGATATGCGTCATTCGAACACTTGATGTGATAGTTTTCATACTCCGGTTTAAATCGAGCACGAGAATCTGTGTGTATATTTTCATTTCCAAATGCAGTATTGTCTTCATATACACCAGAAGTTGTATTATATTTTACAAAAGCATTATCATCTTTTTGAAGACCAATACCTGTAAATTGTGCGACAACCATGCTCTTGAATCCATCAGCCTTGTCTCCATCTGCATGAAGACCGCACATTCCATATACAGATCTCATCGAGATATTAAAGATATATGGAGATGCTGATGTTACAGTATCAACAGAAATGTTGAGAGTTGCACTTACAACAGGAGGAAGTGGATCAAGAGGTGGATTTTGAACCTGATAGACAATTTCTGTAGAATTATTGACCTCACTTACAACATATTGACCGTCATAACCAGATGCACCGACACCTTCGATACGAATAGGTGTATCAACATCAATCCCGCCAAGTGAATTTTCAAGTGTGACTGTAATGTTTGTAGATGGAATAACACCATTACCAGACTTTATACTTGTAATGCCAATTTCAGCACCACGAGAACCAACAATACGATATTCATCAATCTTAGGTTGAATATCAATAGAGGATGACGGATAATCTGGTTGAATCTCACGACCAGAAGAGGAACCATATGCTAGTCCAATCTTCTCATAATACATCTGCAGATCTGTTCTGGTCGTAGAGTAAGTCTGGAAATCATCCGCAATACTTACACCATTTGCACCATCAGCATATTCAAATGCCGTTAATTTGTGGTGAGAAAAATTAGGAACAAAAATATTTGTGGTATAGTCCTTATAACAAGTTCCATTTGGATTTGCATCAAGAACAGTAAACTGCCAAAGATAACAAGCACCTGTTACGCGGAATACCGCAGATCTTTCAATTTGATTGTTTTCTGGATTTGGAACATACTTAGGACGAATTCTTGTTTTTCTTAGATCAAGACCGATAATTGAGGTTCCTCGCGGAATAATAACACCACCATGAACAGAGTTCAACTTGTAGAGTGCATTATTTGGTGTTTCTAAATCAAAATTAGTTGTAAGATCCCAAGAAGGAAAGTCGTTAGAAGTTAAACCATTACGAAGACGATAGTTATTTGCGCCATCAGGAATCCACCCTGGACGGTTATCTACAACATGATCTCCAGGATACAAAAGAATTGTAGTTTTCTCAAATCTATCGTTATCTAATCCTCTCTGATAGGAAAATCTAGATGCCTCGGCCAGTGCTCTTTGTATAGTTTTAAAAGGTCTGGTTAGACTATTTCCTTGATTTTCAATGCTATCAGTAGCGTCAATACTATTTGGATCAACATAGATAATATTTCCGCGAACAGACTTCAGAAAATTATCAAGACGACTTAATCCCATTTTAAGTTCTTTTTACTTCTATTATAGATTATTTATCATAAGAAAAAACCTCCTAGAAGGAGGTTCACTATGCACATTGTGCCACTATTCACACGGAAGGAACTTATATTTTACCACTTCTCTTCCTTCCATGTCAAGCGTTTTTTCAGTTCTTTATCAAATATCATAAGGTATCGGTGTTTCCTACTTCTTTCTCTCCATTCACCATCCAATCCTTTAGTTGGCCCTCTAGAGTGTTTTATAAAAGAACCATCGGATTGTTTAATCCAAAAATCTTTTTTTGGATCAGTCATACCGTAGTAAGTAAAATTACAAGCTCTGTATATAGTTCCAGAGTGGTGATTAGCATCAGCGTAGCTAAGAATACAAGAAACGCGGACATCTTTTCTAAACCTCTTTATACAACGACTGACGAACCAAGATGTGATATTATACTCTTCTTTTTGAATATCAGGATGTATACAAAGTCTTGACAACTCGTATATTCCTTCTTGTTGATTTCTTTCTAGTCCAAAAGCACCTACGGCAATTTCTGGAACTGGGAGAGTACTGAAAATGCAAGCACCAACAGAGCCGCCAATATTAAGTACATCTGTGAATGATTTGCGGTAAAGTGAGTAATTGTATCCACTTTTGAAATCCTTCGATTCGTCTTTAAGATAATGATGAGTATAAAGAAGTTCTTTGATTTCTTCTTTACCTACTCTATCTATATAAAAATCTGATTTCATTAAGTATTTTTACTCACTTTGTTTGCATTTTAACATATATTCTATAGTGTTTGCAATGTCTTCCATAGCATCACGAAGGTGTGGTCTCTGCCCTGATTCTTGTCTACGAATTGTGCGTGAAGAGTCGCATAGGGTCCACCGCCATTGATTCATAGATTCACAATACCAGATTGATATCTTCATTTTTGAAATGTTCGAGTCGAATCCAATTGAGGAGTGTGTTGTAGGAATAAATTGCCGCATCATTGCAGTTATTTTTTTCCATATCCTGGACATAATATTCAAGTGCTTCAATGACCATTTGACGGTCTTGTTGTGAAATAAGTGACATTGGAGTTTTATAGAACTCAAGCCAAATGTCGGGCTCGAACCGACGACCTTTCGCTTACAAGGCGAATGCAACTACCAACTGTGCTAATTTGGCAATAAAAACATCATAAGGTATCTATGCCAGACTGTCAAGTTCTTCAAGCATTTCTGGATTTTCTAATTCCAGTTCAAACAAACAAGGATGACATTCTTCATCTATTAAGTAAAATGATTTTAAGTAAAAATATTCGGGTGTATATGTAAGATTTTGATTTGCCTGAATTATAATCTCTGGATGGTCTTGAAATATTGAAGGAACATCATCAAAGGTAAAAGCAACACCATTAATATAGTATGTTTTTATGATGCTCCTATCAGTTTCAGTTTCATACCAATTATAAGAAAAAGAAATCTTATATTTCATTGGTTTTGATTTTATTTATTTCTTGTATAATACAATCTACCTGGTTTCCATTCTTCACCTGGACATTCTCTTTTCATTACATTTGATTTGCCATCATTCCACCACTTTAGACCCTCTCTTCTTTTTCTCATTTTTTCTTTTGTTTCGTCAGTATGTTTAGTTCCCAATCTATAAGTATTTCCAGTATTAATTTCTTTACATCTTTCTCTACATTTTTTCGACAGTGGTTTTCCCTTTTTACTTTCACTTATTTTTTTGGCGTGTTCTTCAGTGATTATCATATTTCTTCCAGTATTTGCTTGTTTTATTTTAGCAATTACTTTATCACTATGTTTTTTTCCATAAAATGGATTATTTTCACCTGACATTATTTTACTTTTCCTCATTCTAGAACTTTCATATAATCTAGAGTTAATATATCTATTTTTATGATATTGATTACTGGCGCTCATATTACAGTATGCAAAAATCATTTTTTGAGTTTTCCAATTTTCAATACCATATCTATTCAAATAAATTTTTTCTAACAATGCGTGTGCAACAGAATGTTCTCTTGCTGTAAGTACCACAATTCTATTGTTTTTTCCAAAAATACTTTTTGGAAAGGTATGATGTTTTTCTATATAACCTTCGGGAGGAGTTCTATTCTCCGCTTTCCTGATAAGTCTACAATAAATTTTTAAATAATTCATTTCTACTCTATGGTCGGCACTATTATTTATAATAAAATAGAGGGACTTTCACCCTCTTCCTGTTAGTTTGCCGACCACAGGTATTATTATTTATAGGCGTGGTGGGATTCGAACCCACACTTTATTGATTTTAAGTCAATTTTCTCTGCCGGTTGGAATACACGCCCAAAAAAAAAACTTACGCTTTGTAAGTAGTAGGATTATACTTGAGATACTCAAAGAATGTCAACTTCATCTCCTTTTCACTCATCCCACAGTTCTTAGCGGCGGTTGGTAAGTTCCAACGAGCACGAAACAAGTTCTCATTTGCTTCCTTCACATTCTCTGGTGTTGTTTTCACTGGGTCTTCTTTCAGTGCCTTGTAGTTAATGCGATAAGGATTCATTTTTAAAAAAGTATCGTGCGTAAATTTTTGCCGGGATTTTTCTTTGACCTTTTTGGAAGCTAGAGTGGATTTGCGTATGAGAGAGTCTCTTCGTCCACTGTAGCACGAACGAAGTCTAGCACGTTCATAAACTCCTCTACCGTATCACAGGTGACTTCCTTGGTGTCTCCTTCACTAGAATACAGATACACGGTTCGCTTGATGGGGTCCACCACGCAGCGTGTCAGGTACTCATCTTGCATTTGGTCGTCCGTTGATTACCTAGGTATCATAGCACGGTCGGGGGTCCGTGTCAAGGGCTATTTGTTGATGCTATATTGAGAATTGTCCCCAGGGTAATCATCAATGGTGCTTCCTTCATATTCCACAATTAGCTTTTCTCCATCAATTCTTTCTGCGTGAATCAAATAATAACAGTCAATTGCAGAAGCACTTCCAGATCTCAATACAACTCTTTTACCCCATTCAATTCGATCAACAATCAAATCTTGAGAAGATCCAATTTGAGTGAGAGTAACTGTAATTGTTTCTGGGTCAATCAGTCCCTCCCAGTAAGTAGGTAAATCAATTACATTTGAATCTGTAAGTCTGCCACGATAATAGACACCAGATTCTGGACCCTCTAAACAAACATGGCGAAGTCTCCATCCAGGTTTGCTTGGATGTGGAATATCAAATGGTTTTCTGGAGGTTAAAGTAATTCCACTTGCAGTAACCTCAGATGCAGTAACAGTTCCTGTAACATCAACATCATTAGTAACTTGAAGATTGTCGAACTTTGCATTTACTTGAAGATATCTTGCACAGGCATCTTCAGGATAGTCTTCATCTCCTGTCGTAGTTCTATGAAGATAATCAAAGTTTGGATGAGGAATCCCAGTTATAGGATCATCGCAATTTCTTCTACCAAAATTTCTAGGTATAAATTCGTTTGCCATAATTACTCCTTGACATCATAGTGATAACCAGAAACAGAATACTCATTATTGTTTCCTGGATAGTCGGCAGGACTTTCTCCCTGATATTCAGGAATAAGTTTCTCACCATCTTTTCTTTCTGCAAAAATGTGATAATAACAATCAATAGGCATATTTCCTCTTGACTGCAGAAACACTTTATTCTCGCCAATTCTTTTTACAATCACATCCTGATGAGCACCAATTGGAGTCAGTGACACTGTAATTGATCTTGGATCAACAAGTTCAGTCCAATACTCTGGCAGTTCAATTTCTCTTTTGCCAGTCACTCTACCGCGAGTGTAAACATCATTTGAGGGACCTTCTGGACAGGTGTGGCGAAGTCTCCAACCATCTTTTGTTGGGTGGGGAATGTCAAAATTTTTCTTTGCAGAAAGAATATGACCACCACATCGAGACATTACCTCTCCTTGTGCAACAATATTTAACCCAGCATTAATATTTAAAGCTACATCTAATGTATTAAAAATTGCAGCATCTCCATCAACAGCAAGAGAATATGGATTATTAACACCAGTACACAATGCTCCAGGAACAACCGGAGGTATTGCTTCTCCATTTCTATTTGGTCCAACCATTAAGGTTGCATAATTAAATGGAAATGATAAGGGTTCTCCAATAATTGCTGGACCTTCAATGTAAGCAGAACCTCTTGCTTCTAGTGGGCCGATACCCAATGCAATTGGGTTGCCTTCTCCAACAAATAATCTCTTACCAACATATAAATCAGGTACTTTCATTTTTTATTTTGCTCCTCATTTGTAGAACCACCTTTAGATCCTTTAAGTTTTGTAGCGCCATCGGCACAATCAATCAATCCTCCGTATATATTCAAGATTGCTTTACCAATTATATCAACTGTTTTTTCAGAGAAGATCTTTGTAGATACTTTTGAATTGATATCAATTTGTGGTGCTTTTACAATAACCTTTTCATTACCATCAATAGTTATAACTCCATTTTGACCATCAGAACCAGAAGCAATCAATTCGATATTTTGAGCGAAAATTCTGATTCTGCCGCTTGGAGCACCAATAATTATATCACCATTCTCTGCATACTGAAAGATTGCTGGGGTTTCTTTTGCGACATCTTTTCCTGCCATTACAGAAAAAGATCCGGGACACACATTCATTGTGCTTCCTTTTCTTCCCTGATCAATGTCACCAGAAGAATCCATCGTCATGTAATGACGACCACCATCTTCTCCGGTTCTTAACATAACCCCAGAGATGTTATTATCTTGGTGGATATGACCAAATCTTATTTCGCCATGATCATTACCAACACGATTAAAATGATAATTTGTTCTTTCTGACATTAGAACTTACCTACACAATCCACGACATTGATAATTCCAGTAACTGGAACTTGAATTTCTTCATCAACAACTCTTCTAACATTAAATATTGGAATAATTTTAGCATTATAACCTGTATCACTCTCAATGTAAATCTCTGGGAATTCTTTAAATCCTTGACCAGGATTTATAATATTCACCTTAGTTAGAGATCCAAGACTATCAAATTTTGGTTCTAAGACTAATCCATTAGATGGAGATACTACAATTCTATCTCCATTTTCATATGACAATCCTGGATCAGAAATAAACACATCACCAACCTCAAGAACAATCGGATACTCTCCATTATTTGATGTTGGACTATTTCCACCAATCCTCTGAACATTATACTCTGGAGCAGTTATGGATGTTGTTTCATTAACAACATACGCTGGTTCAGAAGGAGTTTGAACAATATCACCGGGATTTAAATTAATAACTTGTCCAGACTTATAGGGAGAGTCATATATTCCATTTGCTCTTTTAACAACGGTATCTCCTGCTCCAGCCCAAGTTCTACCGTCTCCACCCTGACTTCCATCTGGAGCTGGCAAGTATCCAGTACCAGATTGATCAATCACTACATTTACCACTCCTGTTGTTTGAGTTTCTCCATTTTCACTATCAGTTACTGGAACTTGTCCCAAAATTGCTCTGGCAGCTGCCCCTCTTCCATTTCCACAGTTATCTCTAAAATTAACAAAAGGTGCAGATGAATATCCAGATCCTGGAGTTATAATGTCAACTCCAAGAATGTCGCCAGCAGCTCCAATGATTGCATTTCCAGTTGCACCAGATCCGCCACCACCAAAGAACTCAACAATTGGTGGACCACAGAAAATTGGACCAACATTACATGATCCAAGAGAATCAAACACATCAGTAAAGTCTAAATCAAAATTAAAATTATTTAGATCAATTGCCTGTGTAATAGTACTAGCAACATTTTGAACTTCACTTACGATTGAGTTAAGATCTAAAGTTGGAACAGATTCAGATCCTTCCCAAATACTCCATTCCTTAATTTCTGAACAAGATGGTTTTTCTTCACATGATAAGAAAGAAAGAAGATCAGTAATGAAGTTTAAAATACCACCAGCAAGATCAAATGCTGCACCTACGATTGCCTTAACTGGACCTAAAATAGCATCTACTGCTGAGGTAATTAATCCTGCAAGTTTACCAACCAATGCACCAACAAAATTTTCAACAGCACATAAAGGCGTATTGATAAATCGATCTACAGCAGAAAGTAAAAATCTACCAACCATCTTCAAAAGATTACTAATGATCTTTCTGAATAAACATGCAATCAAATCATTCGCAGTTTCTACTGCTTTTTTAAGTCTTGGTCTTTGATTAGGAAACAAAAGATAATAAGTATCTTTCATTGTATTGTTTATTTTATTGGTGGTATATTTTTGCACCTCCTCAATCAACCACTTTATACCACCAGCAATAAACTCTGAAGATTTAGAAACTGCCTTATTAATTTCGTTCTCTATGTTATTAATCTTAGTAGATACTTTTGTTTCCCAATCACCTGCAGTTTTCTTGATCCTTTCAATATCAGCAATAAGATTTTTAATTCGTCTCTGTATTGCTCCTAAAGGAACTGGTTCACATGTTGATGGTTTAGGTATAGGTTTTTTTACTTTTCCATTCTCATATTGTTCTTTATCGGATCCAGAAGACAACTCTTGACCAGCAACACCTTCCTGTTTTCCTTTGTTGCTAGGTTTTTGTGTAGATCCTGTCTGAGTTGCTGGAGGAGATGTAGTATTATCTAATGTTAATGAATATCTTGCAACAGTATTGGTATTTGTATATCCACTGAATGGAAAGAATGCAATATCAGGATTATCTTTTGATGCAAGAGCAGTGTATTGATTAGTTCCCAACACACCCATAATTACAGGTTGTTGTGCATCTTCTCCATCAATAAAGAAACCAAAAACAAAATTGCCTTGACGGATTGCAGCATTGGACCATGTTCCAGCACCACCGCCACCTGCAGTAACTGGATACATTACAGATGCCCAAGGCAACTCATCATCACTTAATTCTTTTTTGTTCGCAGTATGATACCCCATAATGCGAACTTTAAATCTTTCACCAAAACCAGCATGATCCGATGTATTTCTTGTTGGTCTTGCGGGAATATTACCTGCCCACTTTTCCTCCGAAACTACTTGACCTATCCACCAAATAAAACCATCACGACCAACGAAATGTCTCTTGAAAAGTCCTTGTTCAATCATTTTTATTCATATATCCTACATTCTAAGGCATTTCGGTTTGCATCACAAAAAAGTTCTAAAGCATTTGGATCGTGATCATCATCTGGATGATTTGCTTGATACTTTTCTAAGGAATCAAGTTCATCCTCTAAGTGACGACGACGTTGGCCACTTGTAGTGGGATTATCAATCTCATCACGATCATCATTAATGTGTTGTTGTAATGTTCTGTCCATGTTACTTAAATGGCTTTCTGCCAAAGGTGTCTCTTACTAAAGTCAAACTAGAAAATGTATTTCTAGGTGTAATTCTATGACATATACTCGCTATCATATATATACCTCCACTCTCACTGTTTACTTCTTTATTTTTATCCAAAGTCAACTGAGGAAAGTCACAATGAATAAGATCACCTGCTCTCAGACTAAAATCTCCAGGAATAACTATATTTGTTTTAATAGTAAAAAGTTGATTATATCTCATGATTGACTGCACCATTGTGTTTGCAGCATCGTAAGTAGGATCAAATGGAGTATTTTTCCAGTTATCTAACTGTGAGGTAATATCTTTTCCAGATGGCAATGTACCAACATCAAGAACATGGCTCATAAGTCTTGATGTTGGTGTTCTAAACTCATCAGCAACCCAACTAATATCTTTAGATCCAGCATTCTTAATTTTATCTTTTTGATCGTCATCTACATTATAATTTCTTCGGATATAATCCATCGCATAAAAATCAAAAAAGATACTAGAGTTGGAATAAGATCCTAGCGTAAGATTTTGTTGCAAGTCAATATCTCTATCAATTTTTGCAGAAAGAATTTTTCCATCATATCCATCAGGTTTTTCTGCAGTATTTGTGTAAATATATTTTTTGATAGGAGATCTAGAATTAGAATCTAAAAGTTTATCTAAAGATTTAAACTTGAATCCATCATAATTTTCAAAAAAGAAATATCCAGCTGCACCACCAATACTACTTTTTCCATCAACACTTAACTCAGGAACAGACTTAGACGCTAACCATGTGCAAACATAAAATGGTTTTTTATCATTTCCAATAAAGTTATACTTTATTGAGGTAGAATCTATCTCTAAATTTTTTTCAGTATTTAATCCTTTAGAATCAGTGAGTATTCTCCGTATATTATCTGATATTTTTTCATTATACCTGTTAACAACTCTCGTTTGTTCATTTGTAATAAATTCTCTTGTACAAAAATCAATAAAGTATAGATCCTTTTGCGTTCCAGGATCAATATCTCTTACTCTATTGACATAAAGAGACTTCTCGCCTTTGAAAGATAACTTATTTGGCGTTGCTTGATTATCTTCAAATTCAATTATTGTTTGCTCACCACCACGAACAGGAAGTGTATCCAGAATACCTGTTGGTTTGACTTGATCTTCAGCAATTTTAATGTCAGTAAATCCAGTTTCTATGATTGTTGCTGTGAGAGAAACAGAATTTGATAAGACACTTTCGTAATAACTTATCTCAACAGCAGATGCGGACATGTCAACAGAGTTCGTTCCGTTTTCTGCAGAGTATATTTGAAATCTTGATAGATTACCTGATGTTATTTTGCTATTATTTGCCATTAACCTTGCTTATAAAGGAATCCAATAAGTTGAGATTGATAATAACTATTTAATGCTTCTTTTTTGGACATTGATAGAAGCACTGATCTAGATCCAGATGACATAGAAACATTTGGCGATTTACTCGAACCAATCATAAAAATATTATTTTGAGTTCCTTGAATTTCATATTCTGCTTGCTGCATTATTTGAGGTACACTTGCAGACACTGATGGAGGTTCTTGCATCGATGATATTTGTGCTTGTGTAATTTGAGTTTGTTGTAGTGTTGTGCTTGACTGGACAAGCATAGAAGAAGATGTTTGATTTGGTGCGGTCAATGATGCTGGTGATGCTGAGGTTAGTGCTGCTGGTGATGCTGAGGTTGGTGCTATTGATGCTGGTGTTGATGCTGTTGGTGATACTGAGGTTGGTGTAATTTGATTTTGCGCGGCGGCTGCCTGTGCGGTTGTATCTGCGATCGTTTGTTTATATGAAGGAGATCTTTTAAATGCCTCTCGTAAAGCATTACTATATTTTGTTCCCGAGGTTCCAAATCCATCTTTACCAACCTTTCCAGTTCTCATCCATTTTGATGCCCCACCAGCACCTTGATTATGTGCATAACCCAAAACCTGTAACTTTTGCTCTACAGTTTGTTTTGCTTGATAGTTTGGATCGGAAGAAAGATATCCATGGTTTGCTAGTGTGTATGCAGCAAACATTTTTTCTTGAAGTTCTGGATTTCTCCTAAATGCAACTCTCCTTGGATCATTCGGATTAGATGAATGACCTGGATTAGGTATTCCTAGAATTCTAGCTGCATCGGTTTTTGCCTCTCCTCCCATTTGATATCTTCCATCATAATAATCTCCACTTCCACCTACTGCTTCATATCGTCCACCAGATTCTATTTGAGCTATAGTATTTCTATAAGTATCCCACTGCTGTTTATTTGCACCTATTCTAGAAGCAACATCATACGCTCCTTGCTTCGATCCTACAGCAGGAGCAACATATCCACCTCCACTAGAGGTAGAACCACCATCACTTGATGGTTCTTTATATCCTCTGATACTATCAATAGTATCTTGAATTCCTTTGAACAGATCACCAATTACAGGAATTTTTTTAGTAATCTCTTCCAAATTTTTACTTATACTATTAGTATCTGCTTCTTGCGATGGAATACCCAATATTTTTGCAATAATATTTGCACCTCCACCAACAATCCATTTCATGCCATCCCAAATAGGTTTCACAAAAGGTTCAATTGCCTTAAAAAATTCCTGTATCTTTAAGAATGTTTCCTCAAAGAACTTGATGATTTCATTAATTTTTTTATATAAAAACAAAACCAAAGAACCAATTAAAACCATACCAAAAAAATTCATGATGCGATCAATAAAAGGAATACCTGAAGTTTCAAACTTGAGTTTACCTAAAGATCCTTTTTTTGATTTTGTTTCAAGTTTTGCTTCTCTTTTTCCAGATCTTCTTTTTGATGTTTCTTTTCTTTCAGTAGTTTCATCTTCTAAAGATATTTTTTTTCTTTCATTAAGTGTTTCTTGAATTCTATTAAGAGTTATTTTTATAGATTGAAGTGTATTTAAAATATCATCAAAAAAAGATTCTGTTATTTTTGCAGCATCCTTTTTTTCCGATTCATCTTCTTTCTCAGTACCAAGAAGTGAATCTGCAGAAATTATTTTTGTAGATATTTTCGGAACTTTTACAAGAGCAGATCCTTTTCCACCACCTGCAGATTCAATTGGACTTTCTTTATTTCTATTAAAAACTTTTTCAGCAATCTTTTTACCACTTTTCTTTGCACCTTCATCCGCGACTTTTTTTCCGACCTTTGATGAAATTGCTAACCTTCCAATTGACGCGAGTAGTGGTAACATTTTTATCCGACCATATTATAAATTGCTTTTACTGTTAACATAGTCATGTTATTTGGATCCTCTGAAGAGAAGTTTGGAACAGGAGCCTGATTTGGTGAGGTTCCACTAGAAACTTGTTGAGGACCAGCACCTGCAATTAATGGTAACATAGTTATATTGCTTCTTCCTGTTGGTGAAGGTATTGATGGTGTTGCAATTGGTTTTTGTGCAATTTGTGCTGCCTCAACTTTTCCAGTAAAAGGTGCTTGAGCAGGAAAACCCATTTCGATGGGATCAATAATATTTGCTCTTGGTCTTCCAACTTCGCCCATTACTCTAGAAACTTCCCAGTGAAGATGAGGTCCTGTACTTCTTCCAGTAGATCCAACTCTTCCAATAATATTTCCTGGAGACACAGTATCTCCAACTTTAAGTGGAGACTGTTCTATCATATGTCCATAAAAATGTTCAACGCCGTTAGAATCTTTGAATACAACATAATTTCCATATCCACCATCAACACCTTTGTCGGTAATCACAGATTCAGAAGGAACTGTTAAACCCGTTCCTGATGGTGCAGCAATATCTCTTCCACGATGCGCTCTTCCTCTAGATGCACTATACGCAGATGCTTTCTCACCAATAGTAATCGGAGCATTTCCAGTTATTTTACTTGCATTAAGTATCGCTCTATCCCTTGCACCAGCAAAAGGACTTACATAATCTGAGGATGATGGAACAGCAGAATTTTGTGGTTGAACTTCAGTATTTAAGTTTTCAACCATTTTTTGAGAATCTTTTATAAACTTATCAATTTTATCAATAACATCACCTTGAGCTCCTTCAGGGCCCATAATGTCTTTCATTAACTTATCTTGTTCTCTTTGCGATATTGGAATATTTTTTTCATTCTCTGATATTATCTTTTTAGATATTTCTATATCTTTTAATTTAGCCTTATAGAATGGAGTGCCTTCATACCCTTTTAATTTTTTAAGTTCCTCTTCATCCTTTTTTAATTTTTGTTTTGTTTGATTTAATTGCCTTTTCATACTTTGAGTTTTGGTCATTCTAGGCAAAAGTTCTTGCTCTATCCTATTGAGTTTTTTTTCATCTTCTTGTATTTTTTTCAAAGATTGTTCTTTTTCTTTTCCAGACATCAATTGTGCTTGTCCTTTTCTGAGAACCAAATCTTTTTTCAGTTTATAAAGTTCACTTTCGACAGCTGGAGCATCTTCACCTCCAGCAAATTTTTGCAGGTTTTTAAATATCATTTGACCGCCAACAAATGCACCAAATAAACCAAAAGCAGGAAGTAAAGTAGTTAATCCACCTAGTGCAGTTCCGAGCATACCAATTCCACCAATAACAGCGGTAGTTAACTTAAACAAAGTTGCAGCTATAGGAAGTGATGCAATAGCAAGCAATCCTCCAAGTATCAAAGGTGCATTATCAGTAAGAAACTGTCCAAAACTATTGATTGCCTTTTCATTCTTAGGATCTTTCAACCACTTAAATAGACCCAATACTACAGAACCAAGTAGTACATTGGTGACAAACTTTTTAATGGAATCGAAAAAATTAATTACAGGAGTTTTTAATTTCTCTTCTTCCTCTTTCTTTTTAGTAGGTTTTGATTCTAATTCAGACTCTCTTTTAGACTTCTTTTCAAGTTCTCCAGTTCTTCTTTTAGACTCTCTCGACTTTCTATCAATCTGATTTTGTTCCTTAAGTGTCTGATTGATTTGAGTAAGAGACTCTAGAATAGAAGATAAACCACTAAGAAGATCTCCTTTCAGAAAATTTAGAATATCTTTTATAGATGGTTCTTTTTCAATCTCTACTTTTTCTTCTTCTTTTGGTAGAGGTAAAAGTTTACTTGGATCTAATTGTGCCTTTTGTGGTAAAGGTGTCCGGACATTAACAACCTTTTCAAAATTAATTTTTTGCGATTTAACTTTAAATTTTCCAGATTTTCTCTTTACTCTTTTAAATTCTTCTGTTATTAATTCGGCACTTTCAGTAGGAACATCCGCACCGGACATTCGATACTCTATTGATTTCTCTTTAAGTAAAGAAATATATTCTTCATAAGTTAAATCAAAAACATCTCCTATTCCTAAGATTGCAAGAATTCTCTCATCAATCTTTTCTTCTACTAAGTTGTCATTGTCAACCTTTACAGGAACTAATGCAGAAGATGTAGGATTAGGAACCATTTTGTTGTTGTCTTAGTTTTTCTTCTTCCAGATGATTTTGGAGTAATCCAACATAAATGTCACGCTCCCACGGCATCATATTTTCAATCTCTGTTAATGAATATTTATGGAACTGCATGAGAGCAAAGTTTATTTTATAAAAATTCTCTAGATCCATATGGATCATACCTAACCGAAAAAACTTGATAACCCTTCTAGTACGACTGTGCTTTCTACTTTTGTTTTTGGATTAGTGAATGTAATTTCATGAGAAAGTTTGGGCATAGTCTCAAAAAACTTTTCAATCTGCTTGAATTGAAGACTATTCATTTGCTCAAGAAAATCCACTAGTTCTTTCTGCGTAACATCAGATGCAACCCAAACTTCTTCTTCATTATAAATTTTATCAATGCATGAAGCTATAAGATTAAATGATTGATCTAAAGTGTTATCATCAGAAAAATTAAAATTATTTTTTATAAATTGCTCAAGTGATGGATATTTCATTTCCATCATCAATGAATCATCCAACTTAATTTTATTAGTATGATCAGGATTCTTTTGGACTTTTATTTCATCAACATTAATAATAACAGGGACAGAAGTTTCTCCATCATCAGGAGCAATAAGATTTACTTCTATTTCTTCACCAACAGACTTAGCACGAATATTTAAAAATAGATACTCAATATCAAAAGTTGGAAGTGTATCAACCTTAATATTTTTTGCTTGAATACAATTTTTTAAAACTGCTTTAATTGCATTCGTAATTTCTTTTGTATCTTCACTCTCAAGTGCTAACACTAAAAGTTTTTCTTCTTTTACTAAGAATGGTCTATATTTAATTTTTTGTTTCGTAGACGGCAACTCAAGTTCATAAGTAGGAGTCGCAATTGTAGGTAAAGGCATAATCTTTTATGATAAAGATCTCAGATATTTTATTTATTATGCTATGCCGCGAGTAAAATTAGTTGCATCTTGTCTTATATCGCCAGGTCCTTGAATTTGTTGACTAGGAAGAGGTCCACGAATAATTCCATTATTATAGTACTCATTAGTCAATGTTGTTGATAATCTTTGTGTATTAAATGTAGGAGTAGGAGTAGGTCCATTAAACACTGTAGTTCCTTGAGGAGATTTTACTTCTGGAACTCCAGGAGCATTAAAATTTACTAACGAGGATGCAGATGCTGCTGAACTTCTTTCAACAACATATCTAATGTATGAGAAAGAAACACTACATTTTAAGAGTTGACTCTGATCATACGAAACTGGAACTGCAATGATATTAGTTGGAAATGCATAAACAAAAGTATAATCAAGAGTCACAGCAGGTATTCTAGATTGCTGAGAGTGCTGATCTTTTTCAAACTTAGTAAGATACATATTGATCTTATAGTCATTTGGATATGCCATCCTATGATGAACATAAGGACTCTTGAAATCAGCTCTTGAGAATACGCTTCCAACTCCACTGATAAAGTCAATCCAACTTTCAAAAAAATCAACTACTTTATAATTTCTATCAACATAAAAAGTCAAGTCTAAAGTTTCATCATACATTCTTCTATATGCCATCTTTTCAGTTACACCATGATAATCATTTGTAACATCATGAGTTGCTAAAGAAGATCCTGGTAAGGAAGCTTCGCTACAAAGTAATGATATATTATCGATGTCAATAGAAGTTATTCCTCTTCTAGATATAAAAGAAGATACTCCAGAAGGGACTGGTATAGTTACTCTATAGAGAGAAGTTTGTGCAATATTTAATAGTCTGGACTTAATATCACTTACTCTTAAGTTTTCTGGACGAACTCCCGCCATCTATAAGTACTCTAAGTTTATATATTATGTAGACGAGAAAGAGAAAGAAAATGTCTTCAATTCCACCTATAAATACATAATAAAGATCTTATAGTTTAATGCTTTTAGAAGTAGTAAAACAAAAAAGTTTTAATTTCCTTGTGAATAAGGAGGATTTCTAATGGCAAAAAGTACTCCATTTGTGATAGATCAAGGTTATTATACTTCTGAAGAAAGAACACCGGGGACAGGAAATCTTACAATATCAGAATATACATCAAACTCAGATCAAGCTGTAGTAAATTATACTACTAATACTTTCAGGCAAATTAATGGGTCTACAAATTTCATGAAAAGTTTGGCAGATCCAAATGTAAAGAAGACAATATTAAATTCCACTGGAAATATAGAAACTGCATTTGATCCAAACGTCGAACTTTCTGGAGCATCTGTAGCAACAAACACTGATGCAAATGGATCTTCAACATCACCAAGCACCACTAATGTAAATTTTAGATATCCACTCCAATCAAACGGTGGATATGATTATTTACTAATATCTGCATATGAATATGAACCATTAACTACAGAACAAATACAATCATTTACTCTTCCAGAAGCAGAAGAAAGAATACTTAACAAAAAAGCAATTGGATCAGTAGCATTACCAATGCATCCAGGAATTAGTGATTCAAATTCTGTAGACTGGGGCGCAGATCAATTAAATCCAATACAAGTAGCAGGAGCAGGTCTTGCAGGAGGATTGATTGAAAATCTAAGCAATGCAGATATCGGAGCTGCGGCTCAACAGTTCGTAAGTCAATTAAAAAGTGCAGCAACAGCAGGTTTAGGAGATATTGAAAAACAAGATATTATCAGTTACTTTGCAGGTCAAGCCGTAGGTGCTAATCTACTAGGAAGAACAGGAAAAGTTATTAATAATAATCTCGAACTTCTTTTCAGAGGACCTCAATTAAGAAGTTTTAATTATAACTTTAAGTTTACTCCTAGAGATTCTGCAGAGGCAAAAGAAATTAAAAATATTATTCTTTTCTTCAAAACTCAAATGGCAGTAAAGAGAAGTGCTGGAAGTCTATTCTTAAAAACTCCAAATGTATTTAAACTAAAATACATTTATTCTCAAGGAGATCAGCATCCATTCTTGAATGCTATTAAACTTTGTGCTCTCACAAACTTTAATGTTGATTACACTCCAGAAGGATCTTACATGACATATGGAGATGGATCAATGACTTCCTATAATGTCACTATGCAATTCTCAGAACTAAATCCAATTTATGCTGATGATTACGATAAAATTGGAGGAACTGGATACTAAAAATGGCTAAACCATACTTCAGACAAGTACCTAATTTTTCATACGTCAATCGTAATCTGGATGCACGGATATCAGATTATACTGATGTAAAGAATCTATTCAAAAGAGGAAAACTCAGAGAAGACATCTTTGGAAACCTTGCATTCTTCACAAAATACAAAATTGTAGGTGATGAGAGACCTGATAATGTTGCAAACAAAATTTATGAAGATTCGACTTTAGATTGGGTAGTTCTCCTATCAAATAACATCCTAAATGTACAATCTGAGTGGCCATTGTCACAAGCATCTTTTGATAAGATTATGCTTGAAAAATATGGTTCATATGAAAATCTATATTCAGGTATTCATCATTATCAGACTCAAAGACTTTCAGATTCGAACGGTATTACCTTAATACCAGAAGGTCTTAGAATGCCAAATCAATGGAAAACAAATGGTAACTTTGTTGAAATCAATAACTCTAAGATCAGTCAAATATTTTCTGGTAATGGTCAGACTTCTTCAACTACAGTAACTGTTACCATGAATAATGGTATTCAAGGATTACAAGTTGGTTCAGAAGTCACAATCAATAACATATCAGAAATAGCATACAATGGTCGATACAGAGTAACATCAGTCTATATTCCTTTCGATGATGGATCTGCAAGATCATTTACATATGAATTGCCTTCTACTCCAACTGTTGCAAGTCCAACAATGAGTACAAGTCAGCAAGAGGAAGCACTTTTTACTATTGAAAACGGACAATTCACAGGAAACTCATACTACTATGAGTATTATGATTCTAATTTAGGATCTTTGGTACAAGTTCCATCAACTTCCTTCTTGGTTCCAGTTACAAATTATGAATATGAATCTAAAATTGAAGATAACAAGAGAAACATATATGTACTTAAACCAAGATACCTAAATGTGGTCTTCAATGATCTTGAAGATCTAATGCCATACAAAAAAGGTGGAAATCAATTTGTAAGTTCCACCTTAAAGAAAGGAGACAATATTAGATTGTTTGAGTGATCAATCGTCTACCAATTTCTGGAAATACGAAAGGGCATCATCTTCATCTTCATCGTTCGAAGAAAGATTGTCAATTTCCTTTTTAAGATTTTCAGGAACAGGAGCAGCACTCTTACTCTTACGATAAGACTCTTCAAGTTCTTGCATCACATTCTCTTCACGAGATTGACGAGGAACATAAGATTCATACTCTTCTTCTTCATCAGCAGATGCAGATTTTGGTGCTACTTTACCAACACCCAGAACATAGTTCAAACGCTTTTCAAGTTCATCATAAGACTTGAACTGATCTGGAGCAACAATTGCAGATAGTGAATATTGTTTTTTCCAGACTGCTTCCAGAGCATCGTCATCTTCTAGTAAAGGTGAAACTGGAGCAAAATCCGATTTGTCGTAATTCCAGTATCCATCTTTTTTGACTAGTTTCAGACGGAAGTTAGCACCCTGCCAGAAATCAAAAGGATTGATGGGAGTTTCATCTTCAAACTCAGGTTGCATAGATTCCATGATCTTATCAAAGATCTTCTTACCATACTTAAACAAAAAGACTTTACCTTCATTTTCAGGATTTGTAGGATCCTTTACAACATAGATATTACTGTAGTAAGACAGTTTACGCTTCTGCTTACGAACAGTTTCTTTATCTGCATCATGACCGCTGTTCCAGAGTTCACGATTGTGTTCTGAAACAGGGTCTTTCTGACCAATTGTAGTCAGAGAGTTTTCAATATACCATCCACCAGGACCTTGGAATCCATGAGAAAACATTTTAATCCAAGGAATATCTTCACCTTCTGGTGCAGGAAGGAAACGGATCACTGCAGATCCTACACCATCTTTACCCATTGTTGGTTTCCAGAAACGATCATCTCCAGCACTGGAACCGTTACTATTCATTTTTTCAACTTCTTTCACCAACTTTTCAGTGAGAGAACCAAGTTTAGACTGTTTTTTGAGAGATTCGAAAGACATTTGATTTTTTCGTATTTGGCTTGTGAGCAACTTTATCACTCTAGGTGAAGGGATGCTAAGCCCGAATGATCTTATTCTACCAGTTTTCCCTTGTCTTGTCAAGCGATAAATATTTTTACTTATATATTAGAGGTTGGAAAAAATGCCGCGTGATTCAAAGTATCATCAGGGATTCTTCCATCCACAAAATCCAGAAAAATATATTGGAAATCCGCGAAATATAGTATACAGAAGTTCTTGGGAATTAAAGTTTATGAGATGGTGTGATAGAACACCAAGCATATTAAAATATGGTTCAGAAGAATTTTTTGTTCCTTATTTCAATCCTGTTAAAAATAAAGTTTGTAGATACTTTCCCGATTTTATAATTGAAGTATTAGAAAATGATAATAAAGTCAGAAAATATATTATAGAAATAAAACCAAAAAAACAAACAGTACCTCCCGTAAAAGGAAATAAAAAAGAACAAACATATATCAATGAAGTTAAAACCTATGCAATCAATCAAGCAAAGTGGAAATCCATTCAAGAATGGTGCGACGACCGCATGATAGGATTTAAGATTATCACAGAGTCGGAATTAGGGATCAAGTAATGGCAGAAGGTTTCGGTAAAAATATCAAGGACTCATCACCAAGAGTAAAACTACTTAAAAGAAGAATAAAGGGACTTAGCGATCCAGATTCTATCATGATGGAAATACTAAGTATTTTCAGAGAAACTGAATTTATACCTAGTGTTGGAAACTATTCTACTTTTGTATATCTTGCAAAGACATCAGGGATTACTTTTGATGTTCATCCATTGATTGCTTGTATTGACATTCAAAGATGGGGATTTAGAGGATTAAATTTTCATTGGGGAACTGTAAGAAATTACACATGGCAAGAAGTCGCTGGACCATTACATATTATAAAAAATGATGAGATTGATTATTTACGAACTTTTCCTTACGCCAGATTTTTGAATAAACCGTAAATTTTTTTATTCAAAAATCCGATCCCGTTTCATCAATTCTTTGACGCATTGCCTCTAGCATCTTACTCATATTACTAAAAATTACATTCATATCAACATTTGCAGGAAGACCCATCATTGATGCAGACTCGGCAATACGACTTTTCATTTCCTGAGCTTCAGGATCATCAGATAAACTCAAACGAGTATAAAGCACCTTTTGTTTATTCAACAGTTTGTCTAAGAGATCTACGTGAGATAGTTTTTGCTCTTTAGACATACGAGGAAACTCAAAAACATTTTTATAAATTTCCTCTTGCATTTCAGATATTTCAGTCATCTCCGCACGGACGACTTCAGATTTAAAGAAACTCATTTGTCTCCCAGAACAACTTCTTTCAAGATTTTACGAAAACGAAACACATCAATATTTAGAAAAGGAGAATACTTTTTAATCTTTTTACTTATGGTTTCCCACACAGGATCTTTGAGTTTCTTATCAAAATTTTTACCGAACAGGAATATTCTGTCGTAGATCACCATTGTTTCTGGACTAATATTGCCACTCAGAAACTTTTTAAGAATTACTGGATGACCTTTGGAACAGTCAAATACTTCCTCAACTTTTCTATCTTCAAATAAACTTTGAGTTTCTTCTTTAAAGATATAAGAAAGTGATTGATTTCTTTTCTTCCATTGTTCGTATCTCTCTTCACCTTCTCGTATCATTTCTCCTATCCAAAGCTTACTTGGATCAGTGCAGGCGATAAAGTTAGATACAAAGAATTCAACAACTTCTTGATCTGTTTTTTGTCTTGCAATCTTTTCAAACCAGAATCTGTCGCGTCGTTTATAGAAAGATTGCACAGTTGCTCTTGATTTCCCACAATACTTATGATAATCGTAACTATCTTTAGTAAAGTGATTCTTCAGTGCAAGATATTCACGATATGCATCAAAAGGCATCATTCAAAAAATTAATTTAGCGCGGGAGGTTTTCTTTAAGAAATTAAGTTCCATTGCTTCATACTTAATCTTTTCCTTTAGAGGTTTAGAAATAAGTTTAGGAACTGACTCTACATCAATATTATTCATCTCACAGAAGTAAATAATTGCATCAATGTAGTTCATGTCTTCATTTGTTTGCACTAAAGATTCAATCTCCTGTGCAAACCGAGAAGGGCAGAAGAATTTACTTTCTAATACCTTTTCTAACTCATTCTCCATTTGACCCAGTATTGTGATGTACAAATTCTTTAATATAACGAACTAATAACTTAATATAGTCGCCTTTGTTTCTTTTGTCAAATACTTTCACTTCTCCTCCAGGAGTAACCATCAATGTGATAAGTTTTTTAACTACCTTACCTGTAAGTTCATAGTATGCGGATGCATAGAATGTCTCTTGAACAAAGTAATTTTCAATCCACTCTTCAGGTTTAATTTTTTCAGATGTCTTAAAGTCGATGACCGCAAGTTCACCATCATACTCTGCAATACAATCGACTCTACCAGCTAGACCTAAGTATTCTGAGTAAAGTGTTCTTTCGATTGCATGGATATTATTTATCTTATCAAGATAAGGTTTTGCATGAAAGAACATGTGTTTTGTCAGGAGTTGATAATCATCCCAATTTAATTCCTTGTTTTCAAGGTAGTCTTGACAGACTTGGTGAAAATCAGTTCCTCTTGCAGTTGCTTTTTTAGTAATGCGATTCGCCTCTTCAATACCTACTCTTTGTCTCCACTTAGCAAAGATTTGACGATTATAAAATGAGGTAACTGAAGTGATAGAAGGCACCCAGTTACCATTCGGAAGATTATAGAGACGAATACTTTCTGTTGTTTTACATTCTAGTTCAATATCACCCAAATAATTATGATGAATAAATGTCATAAATTCAATTCCGCTTTTGCAATTAGATATTCCTTACAGAGACCTGAACGAACAATATCTTCAACGCCAAATTCAATGACATCAATTGAAGGCATGACATTTAGAATTCGCATAAAATCAATAATACCATTCTTTTCTGCAGTTTTTACAAGGTCAGATTGGGTTGCATCACCACAGAACATAATCTTAGAGTTTTCACCAACACGAGTAATGATTGAATCAAGTTCATGGAAGTTTAAATTCTGAAACTCATCAACAATAATAATAGAATTGTCAAGAGTTGTACCCCGAATAAAAGATGTACTCCAGAAACTAATCGTTCCTTGTGTTTTAAGATTGCCATAAAGCATCTCAAATGCAGAGTCATCAGGCATCTCAAACATGTACTTTACCATATTCTTATATGGAATCTGATAAAGAGATGACTTATCTTCATGATCTCCAGGAAGGAAACCAATCTCACGAGTTGCAACAAGAGATCTTACAATGTAAATCTTTTCATATGGTGATTTTTCGTCAAGTACATCTTTTAATGCATTATAAAGAGTAATGAATGTCTTACCTGTACCAGCAGCACCATATGCAACGATGTTCTGATCTTTCTTATAAGACTGAAATAGTAATTCTTGATTATCTGTCAGAGGTTCAACTGTTCGTATATAATCAAGACTAATTGGTTTTTTTCTTTTCATTTGCCTATTACTTGTTCCAAAAGGAACAGGATTCTGAGGAGTGTTTCTTTTCTTAGCAGGCATATTTTATCAAATTGGTTTTACAGTTGATCCAGGAGCTTTTGAAGCTTTACGCAGAACATCGTTCCATCCAGGGTGAGACTTTTTAAGTCGATCATAAACTTCTCCAATCTCTCCTGATGCTGGACAAGTTGTAGGATCAGACCAATCCCTTTCCCAGTCCGGATTGTCTTGTTTCCATTGGTCCCAATTATGAACACTCATGGTCACTTCTTTTTGTTCACCAGTTTCTTTATTAACTACAGGATATGTGGGCAATTTTAACCTCCATTCTATATGTAAATATTTATTTCAAACTTATGGAGACAATCTTGCTCTATGCAATCGCTTTTCTTCATAATAGTTCCAGACATTTGGAGCCCATTTCTGAAGTTCAGGAACAAACGCATCACATAGTGCTTGAATTTCAAGTTGAGCATCAAGTTTAGAACGAAGGTCCATAAAGTGAAGAACAGAACGAAGGTTGAAGGAAACTACAAAGTTCTGGCGGATTGCTTGGGGAAGGTAATCACGAATGTGTTCTTCACACATTCCCTCTGCATACAGATCA